GAAGGTGGTTATGTGGGTGGTGCCGGAAGTCCGGCGCAGATGCGGCGGGCGGAAGGTATTAATTTTAATCAGAACAATCACGTGGTGATTCAGAACGACGGCACCAACGGACAGGCGGGGCCGCAGCTGATGAAGGCGGTGTATGACATGGCCCGCAAGGGGGCGCAGGATGAGCTCCGGCTGCAGTTGCGTGATGGCGGTATGTTATCAGGGAGCGGACGATGAAAACCTTTCGCTGGAAAGTGAAGCCGGATATGGAGGTGAACTCGCAGCCGTCGGTGCGTGAAGTGCGTTTTGGTGATGGGTACTCACAGCGTATGGCGGCAGGGCTGAATGCTGACCTGAAAACATACCGTGTGACGCTTTCCGTGACCCGGGAGGAGGCTCGGCATCTGGAAGCGTTCCTGGCAGAGCACGGAGGCTGGAAGGCATTTTTGTGGAAGCCACCCTATGCATACCGGCAGATAAAGGTGACCTGTGCCGGGTGGTCTGCGCGGGTCGGGATGTTGCGCGTTGAGTTCAGCGCGGAGTTTAAGCAGGTGGTGAACTGATGCAGGATATTCACGAAGAAAGTCTGAACGAGTCGGTTAAATCAGAGCAGTCACCGCGGGTGGTACTCTGGGAAATCGACCTGACGGTGCAGGGTGGTGAGCGGTATTTTTTCTGCAATGAGCTGAATGAAAAAGGGGAGGCGGTTACCTGGCAGGGGCGGGAATATCAGGCATACCCGATTGACGGCAGCGGTTTTGAGATGAACGGGAAGGGCAGCAGTGCCCGCCCGTCGCTGACGGTGTCGAATCTGTTCGGTCTGGTCACCGGAATGGCGGAGGACCTGCAGAGCCTGGTGGGGCCACGGTGGTCCGCCGCCGGGTGTATGCCCGTTTTCTGGATGCGGTGAATTTTGTGGCAGGCAATCCGGAAGCGGACCCGGAGCAGGAGCTGAGCGACCGCTGGGTGGTGGAGCAGATGTCAGAGCTGACGGCCAGGACAGCCTCGTTTGTGCTGGCAACACCGACGGAGACGGACGGGGCGCTGTTTCCTGGTCGCATCATGCTGGCGAACACCTGTATGTGGACCTACCGCTCTGATGAATGCGGGTATAACGGTCCTGCGGTGGCGGATGAGTTCGACAACCCCACCACGGATATCCGTAAGGACAGATGCAGCAAGTGCATGCGCGGGTGTGAGATGCGCGGCATGGTGGCTAATTTTGGCGGTTTCCTTTCCATCAATAAACTTTCGCAGTAAATCCTGGTTTTATGACACAGACTGAATCAGCGATTCTGGCGCATGCCCGGCGGTGTGCGCCTGCGGAGTCGTGCGGCTTCGTGGTGAGAACGCCGGAGGGGGAGCGGTATATCCCTTGTGTGAATATCTCTGCAGAGCCGGAGGCGTATTTTCGTATTGCACCGGAAGACTGGCTGCGGGCAGAGATGCAGGGGGAGATTGTGGCACTGGTCCACAGTCATCCCGGTGGTCTGCCCTGGCTGAGCGAGGCCGACCGGCGGCTGCAGATAAAAAGTGCACTGTCCTGGTGGCTGGTCTGCCGGGGGGACATTCATAAATTCCGCTGTGTGCCACATCTGACAGGACGGCGCTTTGAGCACGGGGTGACGGACTGTTACACGCTGTTCCGGGATGCATACCATCTGGCGGGAATTGATATGCCGGATTTTGAGCGTGAGGATGACTGGTGGCGTAACGGTCAGAACCTTTACCTGGACAATATGGCGGTCACCGGCTTTTACCGGGTGCCCCTGTCCTCTGCACAGGCGGGCGATATCCTGCTGTGCTGCTTTGGCGCATCGGTGGCCAATCATGCCGCCATTTACTGCGGCAACGGTGAACTGCTTCACCATCTGCCTGAACAACTGAGTAAACGGGAGAGGTATTCTGAAAAATGGCAACGACGAACGCATTCTGTCTGGCGTCACCGCCACTGGCACGCATCTGCCTTCACGGGGATTTGCAACGATTTGGCCGCCGCCTCAGCCTGTACGTGAACACGGCAGCGGAAGCCATCCGTGCCCTGTCGATGCAGATGCCTGGATTCCGCCGTCAGATGAACGAAGGCTGGTACCAGATACGTATTCGCGGTGAGGACACGGCACCGGAGGCGGTGTACGCCCGTCTTCACGAACAGCTGGGTGAGGGAACGGTCATCCACATTGTGCCGCGACTGGCCGGGGCCGGAAAGGGTGGACTGCAGATTGTGCTGGGGGCGGCAGCCATCGTGGGCTCTTTCTTCACTGCCGGGGCATCGATGGCGTTATGGGGTTCAGCCCTGGCAGCCGGTGGTTTTTCTGCCACCACGATGCTGTTTTCACTGGGTGCCAGCATGATACTGGGTGGTGTGGCACAGATGCTGGCCCCGAAGCCAAAAACACCGGAATACAGGGCAACGGATAACGGTAAACAGAACACGTACTTTTCGTCGCTGGATAACATGATTGCCCAGGGGAACCCGATGCCGGTGCCTTACGGTGAAATGCTGGTTGGCTCACGGCGAATCTCCCAGGACATCAGTACCCGTGATGAAGGCGGTGACGGGAAGGTGGTGGTTATCGGGCGGCAGGGGTAAAGCATAAAAAAATCCCGCAGTGTATGGAGGCTGCGGGAACAGAAAATGAAGATTAACCACAGGGAGTTTTGTTTTTATTGGCCCGAAAAAACTGTAACGCCCGGGAATGATATCTGCCACGGGGGCGTACAGAAAATGTGAAGAAATTCAGAAATTTTATTCCGTCATGACACAGGCACCCTCCGGGGTGCCTGTCGTTTTTGGGGCATAAACAGATTCAGACATCAGACAGGAGAGGGGGACAGAGTGGGTAAAGGTGGCGGCAAGGCGCACACGCCGGTTGAGGCAAAGGACAATCTTAAGTCCACGCAGATGATGAGCGTGATTGATGCCATTGGTGAAGGGCCGATTGAAGGTCCGGTGAAGGGGCTGCAGAGTATTCTGGTGAACAAAACCCCGCTGACGGACACGGACGGTAATCCCGTGATACACGGTGTGACTGCGGTCTGGCGTGCCGGGGAGCAGGAGCAGACACCACCGGAAGGCTTTGAGTCCTCCGGAGCTGAAACCGGACTGGGCGTGGAAGTGACGAAGGCAAAACCGGTGACGCGCACCATTACGTCCGCGAACATTGACCGCCTGCGGGTTACCTTCGGGGTGCAGTCACTGGTGGAGACCACCTCAAAGGGTGACCGTAACCCGGCATCCGTCCGCCTGCTGATTCAGTTACAGCGTAACGGTAACTGGGTGACAGAAAAGGATGTCACCATTAACGGCAAGACCACCTCGCAGTTCCTGGCGTCGGTGATTCTGGATAATCTGCCGCCCCGGCCTTTAACATCCGGATGGTCAGGGAGACGGCGGACAGCACCACGGACCAGCTGCAGAATAAGACGCTGTGGTCGTCATACACCGAAATCATCGATGTGAAACAGTGCTACCCGAACACGGCCATTGTGGGGCTGCAGGTGGATGCGGAGCAGTTCGGCGGCCAGCAGATGACGGTGAACTACCATATCCGCGGTCGCATCATCCAGGTGCCGTCAAACTACGACCCGGAAAAACGCACTTACAGCGGTATCTGGGACGGCAGTCTGAAACCGGCATACAGCAACAACCCGGCCTGGTGTCTGTGGGACATGCTGACCCACCCGCGCTACGGGATGGGGAAACGCCTGGGGACCGCGGACGTGGACAAATGGGCGCTGTATGCCATCGGGCAGTACTGTGACCAGCGTGTCCCGGACGGCTTCGGAGGGACAGAGCCGCGGATGACCTTTAATGCGTACCTGTCACAGCAGCGTAAGGCGTGGGATGTGCTCAGTGATTTCTGCTCGGCGATGCGCTGTATGCCGGTATGGAACGGCCAGACGCTGACGTTCGTTCAGGACCGCCCGTCGGATGTGGTGTGGCCGTACACCAACTGCGATGTGGTGGTGGATGATAACGGCGTGGGGTTTCGCTACAGCTTCAGCGCCCTGAAGGACCGCCACACGGCGGTGGAGGTGAATTACACCGACCCGCAGAACGGCTGGCAGACCTCCACGGAACTGGTGGAAGACCCGGAAGCCATACTGCGCTACGGGCGCAACCTGCTGAAGATGGATGCGTTCGGCTGCACCAGTCGCGGTCAGGCCCACCGTGCCGGGCTGTGGGTGATAAAGACCGGACTGCTGGAAACGCAGACGGTGGATTTCACGCTCGGGTCACAGGGGCTGCGTCACACACCCGGTGACATTATTGAAATCTGTGATAACGACTATGCCGGGACCATGACCGGCGGACGTGTCCTGTCCATCGATGCCGCCAGCCGCACCCTGACACTGGACCGTGAGGTGACCCTGCCGGAGACAGGTGCCGCCACGGTGAACCTGATTAACGGCAGCGGTAAGCCGGTGAGCGTGGCCATCACTGCACACCCCGCGCCGGACCGGATACAGGTCAGCACCCTGCCTGATGGTGTGGAGACATACGGTGTATGGGGACTCTCCCTGCCGTCACTGCGTCGTCGCCTGTTCCGCTGTGTCTCCATCCGGGAAAACACGGACGGCACCTTTGCCATCACGGCGGTGCAGCACGTACCGGAAAAAGAAGCCATCGTGGATAACGGGGCCAGCTTTGAGCCGCAGTCAGGCACCCTGAACAGCGTTATTCCACCGGCAGTGCAGCACCTCACGGTGGAGGTGAGCGCGGCTGACGGCCAGTATCTGGCACAGGCGAAATGGGACACGCCGCGGGTGGTGAAGGGGGTGCGCTTCAGTCTGCGACTGACCAGCGGAAGCGGAGAAGGCAGCCGTCTGGTGACCACCGCCATCACCGCGGATACAGAGCATCGTTCCAGTGGTCTGCCGCTCGGGGAATACACCCTGACAGTCAGGGCAATTAACAGCTATGGCCAGCAGGGCGAACCGGCCACCACCACCTTCCGGATTAACGCGCCAGCAAAACCCGCCACCATTGAACTGACGCCGGGGTATTTTCAGATAACGGCGGTCCCGCGTCTTGCGGTGTATGACCCGACGGTACAGTTTGAGTTCTGGTTTTCGGAGACAAAAATCGCAGACACATCTCAGGTGGAAACCTCTGCCCGTTATCTGGGGACCGGCAGTCAGTGGAGTGTATCCGGCCCGCACATTAAGCCCGGGAAGGATTTCTGGTTTTACGTGCGCAGCGTCAACCTGGTGGGGAAATCTGCGTTTGTGGAAGTCAGCGGGCAGCCCAGCAATGATGGTGAAGGGTATCTGGAATTTTTCCGGGAAAAAATAGGAAAACTGCATCTGGCTCAGGGGCTGTGGGAGCTGATAGACAACAGCCAGCTTGCGGATGAGATGGCGGAGATGAAGACCACCATCACCGAAACCCGCAATGAAATCACACAGACGGTCAGTAAAACGCTGGAAGACCAGAGCGCCACCATTCAGCAGATACAGCGCGTGCAGAAGGACACAAATGATGACCTGGCTGCGCTGTACATGCTGAAGGTTCAAAAAACGAAAGACGGCATTCCCTATGTGGCCGGGATTGGTGCAGGGATTGAGGATACTGATGGCCAGCCACTGAGCAACATACTGCTGCTGGCTGACCGTATCGCGATGATAAATCCGGAGAGCGGCAACAGCACGCCGTTATTTGTGGCGCAGGGGAATCAGCTGTTCATGAACGACGTGTTCCTGAAACGACTGTTTGCGGTGAGCATCACGTCATCCGGCAATCCTCCGGCATTTTCCCTGACGCCGGACGGGCGACTGACGGCGAAAAATGCGGATATCAGTGGCAGTGTGAATGCGAACTCAGGGACGCTCAACAACGTCACGATTAATGAGAACTGTCAGATTAAGGGGAAACTGTCAGCCAACCAGATTGAAGGCGATATTGTCAAAACGGTCAGCAAGTCTTTCCCCCGCACGAGCACTTATGCCAGTGGCACCATCACGGTAAGAATCAGTGATGATCAGAAGTTTGACCGGCAGGTCATGATACCGCCAGTGTTATTCCGCGGTGGTAAGCATGAGAATTTCAACAGTAATAACCAACAGTCATACTGGTATTCAACCTGCCGGTTAAGAGTGACCCGCAATGGTCAGGAGATTTTTAATCAGTCCACGACGGATGCTCAGGGCGTATTTTCCTCAGTTATAGATATGCCTGCCGGACAGGGGACGCTGACACTGACATTCACCGTATCTTCATCAGGAGCGAATAACTGGCACCAACAACCAGTATCAGCGATCTGCTGGTTGTTGTGATGAAGAAAGCCACCGCAGGCATCAGTATCAGCTGAATTTTATAACCCACATACGGGCGCCAGAAATGGCGCCTTTTTTATTGCAGAAAAGCGAGAGGTAATTATGCGTAAACTTTATGCCGCCATTTTGTCCGCAGCCATTTGTCTGGCCGTATCCGGTGCGCCTGCATGGGCATCTGAACATCAGTCCACGCTGAGCGCGGGGTATCTTCATGTCTCGACGAACGTTCCCGGCAGCGATGAACTGAACGGGATTAACGTGAAATACCGTTATGAGTTTACGGACACACTGGGGATGGTGACGTCGTTCAGCTATGCAGGAGACAGGAATCGCCAGCTGACCCATTACAGCGATACCCGCTGGCATGAAGATTTCGTTCGTAACCGCTGGTTCAGCGTAATGGCGGGGCCGTCTGTGCGCGTGAATGAATGGTTCAGCGCGTATGCGATGGCGGGAGTGGCTTACAGCCGTGTGTCGACTTTCTCCGGGGATTATCTCCGCGTAACTGACAACAAGGGGAAAACGCACGATGTGCTGACCGGAAGTGATGACGGTCGCCACAGCAACACGTCTCTGGCGTGGGGAGCTGGCGTGCAGTTTAACCCGATCGAATCCGTGGCCATTGATATTGCTTATGAAGGCTCCGGCAGTGGCGACTGGCGCACTGACGGTTTCATCGTGGGTGTCGGTTATAAAGTTCTGATTAGCCAGGTAACACAGTGTTATGACAGCCCGCCGGTTCAGGCGGGCTTTTTTGTGGGGTGAATATGGCAGTAAAGATTTCAGGTGTACTGAAAGACGGCACAGGAAAACCGGTAGAGAACTGCACCATTCAACTGAAAGCCAGACGGACCAGCAGCACGGTGGTGGTGAACACGGTGGCCTCTGAAAATCCGGATGAAGCCGGTCGTTACAGCATGGACGTTGAGTACGGTCAGTACAGCGTCATTCTGTTGGTGGAAGGATTCCCGCCGTCACATGCCGGGACCATCACCGTGTATGAAGATTCCCGACCCGGTACGCTGAATGATTTTCTCGGTGCCATGACGGAGGGTGACGTCCGGCCGGAGGCACTGCGCCGTTTTGAACTGATGGTGGAAGAGGTGGCGCGTCACGCTGAGGAGGCGAAGAAGAATGCCGGAGAGGCGGAGACGTCAGCGAGGAATGCCGGCATATCAGCCAGTCAGGCAGAAGAGAGCGCTGCAAATGCTGACACTTCAGCAGGGGAGGCATCGGAGTCAGCCCGGCAGGCGGCAGAAAGTGCAGCCGCTGCAAAGCAGTCAGAGGATGCGTCCTCGTCCTCGGCTTCTGCGGCCGCTCAAAAAGCCAGTGAGTCATCACAAAGTGCAGCAGAAGCTGAATTGTCAAAAAAGACGGCAGAAAGTGCAGCCGGTAATGCAGCCAGGGATGCAACGACCGCAACAGAAAAAGCCCGGGAGTCAGCAGAAAGCGCACAGTCAGCGGAACAAAGCAGGATAGCGGCGGAAGAAGCCGTAAACAGAATCCCCACCGTGGTGGGACCTCCCGGGCCAAAGGGGGAACAGGGGCCCGCGGGTCCTCAGGGGCCGAAGGGTGATAAGGGAGAGCGCGGTGACACCGGCCCTGTCGGGGCAACCGGCGAACGGGGACCGGCAGGTGATGCTGGTCCGGCAGGCCCGCAGGGGCCGAAAGGTGACAGGGGAGAGCGGGGAGAGACCGGTCTGACGGGAAATGCAGGTCCACAGGGTCCAAAGGGAGACACCGGGGCAGCAGCAGGCCCGGCAGGCCCACAGGGACCGAAAGGAGAAACAGGTGCGGCTGGCCCGGTGGGGGCAACCGGACCTCAGGGACCGAAGGGCGACCCGGGGGAGACACAAATACGGTTCCGTCTGGGGCCGGGAAACATTATTGAGACAAACAGCAATGGCTGGTTCCCGGATACAGATGGCGCACTCATCACCGGACTGACCTTTCTTGCCCCCAAAGATGCCACACGGGTTCAGGGTTTTTTTCAGCATTTGCAGGTCAGGTTTGGTGACGGGCCGTGGCAGGATGTTAAGGGGCTTGATGAAGTGGGCAGTGATACAGGCAGAACAGGAGAATGACATGAACATACTAAAAAAACTTATGCAGCGTCTGTGCGGGCACGGAAAGCATGATGACCGTGAACACGGGGGGTTACTTACAGCACAACTGCGACTGGGGCCGGCAGACATCCTGGAGTCCGATGAGAATGGTATTATTCCGGAGCAGGACAGGGTAATCACGCAGGTGGTGATACTGGATGCGGATAAAAAGCAGATACAGTGCGTGGTAAGACCGCTGCAAATTCTGCGTGCTGACGGGAGGTGGGAAAATATTGGCGGAATGAAATAGCCGACAGCTTCACAAAAACCGGAGTCCGGCTCCGGTTTTTTGTGTTGCAATGTCCGGGGGATATTTGTTAAGTAAATGCATTTTCATGCACTGCGGTTTTAGCTGATATATTAACAAGCCATGCAAAGGGAAATTTTACTGATATTTTTGAGCAGTATTATCCATTAGCATGGCGTTGATGTCTGTTGCTACGTGATGCCAATATATATTGCAAATCACAGAGCAGGCAGCTCATTAAACTTGGTAAGCCTTGCTACGATAAGGAAGGTTTACCATTGTGGTGTCATTAGCTCACATGTGTATGGGAGCTTTAAACGTTCCTGTTACTCGTTGGAACACCTGCCTTGCAGGGATAAAAGCTATGCTGTCCGTTATCGTCTGGGCTAGTGAATTGGTGGCACTGAAATATATAAAACCATATTAAGTATCAATATGAAAATTCCCGTTCTCCAGCCTAGTTTCAACTTTTTTGCCCCTGCTGGATACTCTGCTGCCGTTGCCCCAAATCGTGCGGACAATGCCTATGCGGATTACGTTTTGGATATAGGCAAGCAAACACCACTTTCCGCGGCAGATTTAAGCAACGTATACGAAAATGTCATTCGCGCCGTCCATGACAGCCGTAGCAGGCTCATCGATCAGCATACGGTCGATATGATTGGCAACACTGTACTTGATGCTTTGAGTCGATCACAGACCTTTCGTGATGCCGTAAGCTATGGCATTCATAATAAGGAAGTATACATTGGTAGCATTAAATACAGAAACGAATACGAACGTAACGAAGAATCCCCTGTCAAAGTTGATGATATTCAATCATTAACCTGTACCGAATTATATGAATACGATGTCGGGAAAGAACCAATTCTCCCCATTTGCGAGGCAGGAGAAAACGAGAACGAAGAGCCTTATGTCAGTTTTAGTGTTGCGCCAGATACTGATTCTTATGAGATGCCATCGTGGCAGGAAGGACTGATTCACGAGATTATTCATCATGTTACTGGGGCCAGCGATCCATCTGGAGATAGTAATATAGAGCTAGGACCCACCGAGATTCTCGCACGTCGTGTCGCTCAAGAGTTGGGATGGAGTGTTCCCGACTTCAAAGGATATGCAGAGCCAGAACGAGAAGCTCATCTTAGACTACGTAACCTGAATGCCCTTCGACAGGCTGCCATGAGGCATGAAAAGAATGAGAGGGCTTTCTTCGAAAGACTGGGTACGATCAGTGACCGATATGAGGCGAGTCCTGATTTCACAGAGTATTCCGCTGTGACTAACATAGGATACGGATTTATCCAGCAACATGATTTTCCAGGGGTGGCTATCGACGAGAATTTACAGGATGTAAATCAGATCCAACTGTATCATGGTGCTCCTTATATCTTTACATTTGGGGATGTGGACAGACACAATTAG